GAACGAGCCGGCTTAATGTAAATATCACCAACAAATTGATTGTTGTCAATAACTTGTGGTGTATTATTTGTTGCATCGCAAACAACTTTAAAGTCAACGATACCACGGCGACCTTGAATGTCACGTAGGAATGGAGTAATCAGAGATACGAATTGTGATCTTGTGAATTCATCATTCAATTCGAACAGTGAGAACTTAGATGCCTCAGAGATTGCCTTTTCCAGAACAATAAACAGTCTACGCACATTGATACGATCAAATGCTGAAGGTTTGTTCAACAGTGTCTTGTCACCAAACAGTATGGTTCCTTGACCTGGGAAGGAAACAACTGGGTTTACACCTGCTGCATATAGTGTGTCACGATATGTTTTTGGTGGGTTCCAAGCCAGTTTGATAACGTTCTTGATAGCGCCACGGTTGTAACCTGCTGGAGAGAACCAAGGATCTGTTACGTTGTCGGTGTATACACATAGACCAGCAATATCACCGTTCAGTGGAATCCAACGATATACGTTATTGTATTTGTCGAACTGGTATTTCCAACCAGAGTCAGCAACAACGTATGATGAGGAACGTGACAGTGTTGACAACCATGTGGTAATATTTGTTGTTGCAGTTGCATCTGTTTCATTAACAACATCACCTTGAGCAGGTGAAATGAATGCAACGCAGTCTTTACGTGCATTAACAACGTTGTCGATAACGTATTGTTGAACTGTTGTGGTTGCATCACCAGTTACAACTAGAGAGATATCAACTGTGTCTTTGTTACCAAACATGTCCCAACCGGTTTGCTGATTGGCGGTAGATGGCAATTCATCGTTTCCGCCACCCAAAGATTGGTATGTATTTAACGCATTTGCGAATGTTTTACCTGCAGCTGTTGTGCCCCATGTTGTCACAGTATTTGAGAAATCTACAGGTGCAACTGAATACACATAACTTGATGTATCAAAAATTACTTGTTTGTAGTAGTTTGATTGACCATTAATCTTTGCGTCTGATGCTTTTGAAACAAATGGGAATGTTTCTAACACGGTGCCTTTGACACCAGTAAACAGACCATCTTCATCGACAACAACAACGTGCAGTTCATCATTTGAACCACCTAAAGAAGTTGTGTAATCAGATGTGCCTGGTGCTGATGTGAAAAGTGCTTTGTGTTCCCATGTACTGAATTGTGTGCTGCTTGAACAAACAGAAACGTTTAGAGAATTGCCTAATACGCCAGGGAATCTGGCCATGAAAGAACCATAAGTGTTTGTATTTGCGCTTAGATAAGATTCTTGGAACACATCTTCATTATCAACCTTAACAGCTTCACCTGACGTAACTGTCGCATTTTTGCTATTTGTGCCAACAGCACGGACAACACTTAAGTTATTTCCATATGCCAAAAAGTTTGCTGCTGAAAAGAAAGATACAGCAGAGTTTGAACTTGGTTGACCAAAAGTTTTGAGTAAAGTGATTTCACTGTCAATCAACTTAATTTCTTGTGCTGGACCCCAATCGAAAGTTCCAACAAAAGCACCGGCGGTTGTAAGTACAGAAGGGACTACTGTTGTTAAGTCTACTTCTGAAACATTTACGCCTGGAGAGATTTGAAATGCCATTTTATTCTCCTTGAATTAATATTTGTTCTTTTGGCAGTTGAATACCATAATGGTTATTTATGAAACATTGTTTTTATAAACCACTTAATGTCTTTCTCACGAAGTTTGCATATGTTTCTCCTCCATTTGCAACTTCCCAGATATCTCCACCCATTATTTCAAATTCGTGGTCTAAACCATTTTCGATAATTGGTGCAGGTAAAGTTTCTTCATCTACCTGATTCATGCTTTCCAACTGAATTTGTTTTCTCACATCGTGGTTGACGATTTCTTTAAAGTATTTTTGTGTTGTTAACCATCCAAAAATAACTAAACCCATAACTAAGTCATCGTTTGCACCTTCTTCCGCTTTAAATGAATTGTTCTGTTGAACAAAAGTTGTCAGTTCGGAATAGGTATCAAAGTCATTAATTAATAGTTTGTCACCTTCAATCAGAGTTTTTAGGTTTGAACAACCAATTGCTTTGACCTGTGGTGACATTTTAATACCCATCTGCACACCTCTTGCGAAACCGGCAGATAGTTGTTGTGGTTTCTTATTACCCGTGAATACTTTCCATAGGTTTTCATACTCAAAATCTGCATGTAGTGAGTCTGCAACTTGTGGATTGTTATTGATTTCCACCAAAACGTATGCATCGTTATAGTACTTTGCTGCGTTATAGATGACTGTCGGGAACAATATCGGTGAAATCGATGAACTCTTGTATGTTGCAACCTGTTTATATGGTGTCTGAGATATATCAATCACAGAGAACGCGGAACTGTCTAAGTTTTTACCTTCCGACACATCAACAACAATTGCATACAGATTGTCTTTTGGATGCCCGTTGATTTCTTTGATCGGATGTTCATAGATTTTCAACATGTCATGGTCAGCGATTGGATCTATGTACACCAATTGCTGAAGTTTGTAACCAGAAACCAGTGTATTTGAAGAACCCAAAAATTCTGTTTCAAACTCCTGTTGAAACTGACGCAATGAAGTGTTGCGAATTGTTTCTTCTTTCCACTTTTCATCTCTTCCTGGTACGTTCGACCAGTGAATCTCAAATGAAACATAATCATTCTTCTTGTTGATTGAATCCATCCACAGTTTGTAGAACAGATTCATACCATTTGGTGTCGAAACGATAATGATCTTTGTTTTCTTACCAGACGAGATAACGGGATAAACAGAGTTGAAGAATTCTGTAGCAATGTTTTGTGGAACGAACGCAAATTCGTCCAAGAATACGATGTTGAATGCACCACCTCGGATAGCACTTGATGATGTGGACGCAGCAATAATCTTTGAACCGTTTTCCAGTTCTACGTTACCTTTGTTCCATGTGATGACACCTTGTTGTAACCACATTGGTAGGTTTTCATACGCAAGTTGGTACTTTGCAAGAATATCTCTAGCCAAAGAACCTTTGTTGGCCAGAACGGCAACGTTTTGTGAATCTTGAAACAGTGTTGCATGTAATAGGTACGCAACTGTTGTTGTGGTTTTACCGACCTGGCGAGGACATTTTGTGATTACGAAACGATTGTCCTTAAACAGGTTTAACATTTTCTCCTGAAAAGGCCACATTCTGAAGTTGATGATACCCTCATCAACGTTAACAATCTTTACGTAATTTTTTGCGAAATAAATTGGATCTTTTGCACACTTTATATACTCATCGATTTGTTCCTGAGTATATTGTAATTGTACACCAGCTCTCTTTAATAACGGATTGTCGCGGTAAGAATCTTTATTGTCCATTATTCTTTAGAATTTTTGATAGTTCGGCAGTCGAACCAACAAAAATAGCCTTGTCAATTTTGGTATCACCATTATCTTTTTTCTTTCCGTCCATCTCACGCATTTCTTTTTGCATCTTTAGAAGACGGTCATTAGCTTCTACCATATTCTTTAGTAAAGTGCCATAGACTTCAAATGCTCTTGGATGTTGACCTGCTTTGGCAATCTGTAGTATTTCATCCATCGCATCTTTACCCTGATCAATTATGTCTTGAAGATTACTTTTCGATTGTTCGTAAGCATCCGTAAGGTCTTGTTTCAAATCCAATTCTGAAGAATTGTTTTTCATTGGTACCAATGATTGTTTCTCCGGTACTTCAACCGGAGTAACATCAAATATTTTTTCCATATTTTTATCAAATGTATTCATTTTTAAGCAATGTATCTATACACTCCATTTTCAAAAACCCATGTATAAACAGCACCAGTATTTGGTAGTGTGAAACTGGTAACAAAAGAATGGTTATCTGGGTTTTCTATGTAAGGATAAGCTCTTTCTGTTCCATTCACTTTAATATTAAAACTGCCAGAATTTATGTTCTTCACTGTATAAGTTTTGCCTGGACTCACATTAGCGGAAAAATTAACCGTTATATTTGCACCAGCTGCATTTGGATCACAGAAGATAACATCACTTGTGTTTGATGCGTTGAATGTGTTTGAGGATATTCTTACTACATTTCTGAAACCTGGGGCCAGAGTTGTTTGTTCTGCTGTTGCACTGTCGAAAATAGTTATTCTTCCGTTTGCACCAAATGCCCAACTGTTTGTGTTTGCAACAAGTGTGATTTTTTCACCAGAATTCTTCAATTCAATGGATGTATTTTGAGTTGATGCAATGACACCTTCATAGTCAACGAACACGAAATTTGTGTTTGCCCAGTTTAACTGTGCCCATTCATATTCATTTTCTGCGTAGATATCAATAGAGTTGGCTTCTTGAATGTTACCAATTCTGGTATTACAATAAGTGTTGTTTGCATTCGTTCTAAAAATCAATGAACCAGTAACAACATCACCAGTTTTTGTAATTTTTGTGTTTGCTGTATCGAAAGCTGCGTTAGCTCTTTGTCTGGCTGTGTTATCTGTTACGGCACCGACATTGAATAATTCAAAAAAGTTATTGTTTATTTTTTGGCCGGCTACTCTTAAAGTATCGCCCTTACCATCATTTGGTAATGTTCCTGTGTTTATTACTTCTTGAGCCATTTTAATTGTATTCCCTTATTGATGATGGATATTTACCTGAATCCAGGTCCATCGTAATATCACCAGCAGTGCTGTCCATGGTATATGTATTCAAATCGAATGTTGCAGTTGCAGTATTAATTTGTGCATACTTGCCTTCGAATGGTGAGTACGATGTGTATGTATAACTTGCATTTGTTTGGGCAGAAATAATTGGAGACAATGAATTGAAATTACCTTTTATATCTGTCAGTCTCAAAATATTTAGAGAAGGTATCCACTGTGTAACTTTTGCAGTGGCTGTGGCTGTACCAAAAGAATACCCTTGGTAAACAACATCTCCTATTCCATAATATCCATTTCCTGTGGCTGGATTCATTGTAAATGATACAACATCATTTGTGGAATTTAAACTGTATATTGAAGAAATTGAATGCCTGATGAGATTTGTTTCCGTGTGTTTACCAAATATGAAACCTTTGACAGTGAACTTTAAAGTCCAAATGATCATTCTTGTGGCTTGTTCTCTATCACCTTCATAAACTATTTCGTGATCTGTGGAATTTAAAATCACAGGTATTTCTTTTACGATACCCATTTCAGGAATCAGATTTAATTTTACTGTATAATCTGGTGTGAAATATGGTACGATATGTTCAATGACTTGAGTTGCGTCTTCAATATTACGCACATACAAATATAGATTGAAGTCGAAATTGTATGGTACTGGATTGTATTGTGATAGTGTACCAGTTGCACCAGAAGCAAAATTCTTGACGTTTGTGTTTTGCTTTCTGGAACTATCATAAGAAAGCCCAGTCATTTCAAAAGACAGACGAGGTAAAGCGATCTGTACTTTTTTGTCCAGATTTGGATCATCCTCTAAACGCATCACATAACGTTCTTTGGAAGCGTATGCAATAGGTATTAAGAATCTTTCCTTTTCGATTTGATTTGAGTCGTAACGCACCAGTGTAATATTATTGAATAGGTCACCAAACCCAACAACAATTTTTCGTATGATGCGATTGTATTGAATTGCTGCCATTAAATTTTTCCAAACGGATTAATTTCCGTGAAATCAATAATATTATTTGCCTGATCTTCTATGTACATATTGTCATAGTTTTCATTTGGCGTACTATCTCTCAAAGGATTGTAAGTTGTTAACATATATCGAGCATTACTTGTTGCACCAATAATTGTAACGTTGTCTGTAAATTCTCCATAAATGTTTGTAACACTTATGGTATTTGATGATGCATCCCAATTTTGTACAGTTGCACTAGAAGATGCATTTGCCAGTGTTTGATCACTAGACTGATACACAATTTCTTTTTGTGAATAGTTTATTGCATTTCCGTTACGAACTGTTAGATCGATTGTGTAACTAGATTGTGTCACAACATCATCAATATCAGCAATACCGGTATCGATAACTTCTTGAGAATACTTAAACTTCTCAAGTTCCAATTCATAAAAGAATGGAATCTTGCGACCAAGTGTGAAGAAGTCTTTTGTTTGATTCACAAACTTGATCTCAAATAATTCACCAGTACCATTTAAGAACGGCACATAAATCAGATCACCTTCACGTGGTCTTGTAAATACGTTCTGTGGAACACGTTGAGAGAAAGAACGCTTTGATATGATAACGTTTGCGTTGTTTCGAATTTCTAAACCAAACTTGGTAAAGAACTCTTTGTCTCCCATATACTCCAAAGCATTTGAAAGATAGAATTCGACAGGGAAAGCAGACTTGAATTTTTTAACTGGATCTTCACCATACAGTATATCTCTATCTTCTTCATTGAAGATTGGGCAATAATATGCATCGAAACCCATAATCTTAATGGATTCGACTATTAAGTCCTCAACAACTCTTTGTTCCGCAATCGAGTTGTAGTTATTGAAATATACTGAGGTTGCCATATTAGTTCAAATAGAATTCCAAAATACCACCATAATTCTTTTCCATGTCGGCTTCCAGCATCTTTATTTCATCTACAGCTTCGGTGTATATTTTATCTCCGTTCAAAGTTACGCCGCCTGGTAATTGAACACCGGCAAACTTCTTCAGATTATTGCCCCAACTTCTCTTGATGAGTGCAGTTGCATATTCTTTTAACCAACGATCATTCCAGACTCTACCATACGCACCAGGATCAATTAAACCATAACACTCAACAACAACTATTGTTCCAACCGGTGCCTGTCGAGAACCCCATGCCCAATCAATAAACAACTTTTGCATATGTCTTTGATAACGGATGGGAACTTCACCAACAAACAATTGTTCCAACATACGTAGATGTTGCATCGTCATTGTGTAGTTAATGTATGATGCGGAAGTAAAGTCATACAATTCGTTTAGACGCAACTGATATCTCAAGTCGAACATGTTAATCGATGCTTGAGAATCATACATTGGAAATATTCTGGTCACACCAGTAATTTCCGAAACGTTGTTTGCGGTGTCTCTGGCTTGACTAAGATCCAAATAATGATTGTCAATATCGGTTTGATCGATTCGTTTGATGAAGTATAATTTTTGCAGACCGTCAAAATGATAGTCTTGCCAATACTGTAATGCATCATCGATACGATCTTCCACCTGGTCATCATCAATATTGATTTCGATGACAGGAAAACCTAGTCTTCTTAGGCAATATTCTTTGAAAGCTGTTCTTGTTGTTATTGTGGCCATTTTTTTGTCCTTTATGGACTATTTATTTGGTTATAAATGGAAGAGTGGTTGGAGTGAAGTTTGCGGTGTAACGAGCTATACCTCGGGTGATTCGTAAATCACCCATGTATCCTGTGTATGCACGACCATAATTTTGGTCTGCTCCAATGCGCGTAGGTGTAGATAGTGCAGCTATAGCTCCGCTCCAAGTTCCTGTGGATCTAGATGTTCCGTCTACATATAATACCCAAGAACTGCCATTTCTAACCACAGCTATATGGTGCCAATTATCATCACGAACATTTACTCCTGTGGTCTGCAACAAAGGGCCTCCTGCGCTAAAATCAGCAACCCATAGAGCAACATCTCCAGCAGTGGATGATGCTGAGTTTATCAGCAATGAATACATGCCTGAAGTAAATGTTCCAGGCTGGCGACTATACAATGTTGCATATTGTAATGAACTGGTTGTTTTGATCCACATTTCCCAAGTTAAATTACTTGAACCCGGTTCTTGAGATTGAATATAAAGAGAAGTTAGATAATCACCAGAACCATCAAAATATAAACTACTATTGCCGTATTTTTTAATGCTTGTTACCAAACTACTATTGCCCACGGTTTCATAATCGTTCATCATAGAACTGTCATAAACGCCTGCACTGGTACCGTTTAACAATAAAACACTGTTTTGAATTGCTGTTAATGGACTAACGGGTGGTGCAAAATTGCTGGTGTAAAGTGCTTGACCTGTTATAATTCGTAGATTGGAAATATATCCATTCATTGGACCACTTCCGCTGTCTACGGTACCAATTAACAAGTTGCTTGTGTCATCTGCTATAGTAAATGAAGCAGTACCAGTTGCTTGAGATATCCCATTGACCCATAGAGTGAATACATTACTGGAATTTCTAGTTATTGCAACATGGTGCCATTGTCTCAAAGAAAAAGTATCTGTTGAAGTCAACTGCACATTCCAAGCATTAACATCAGTATCACCAGCATTAAAACTGAATTTGTTATTTGTAACGTTTCCATATGAGAAGAAAAAACCACGAGCTGAAACTGCTGCTCGGCGAGATACTAATATTACATCGTTCGCATTAAGATAAACCCATGCTTCAATGGTGAATGCTCTATTAGACAAATATGTTGTTGTGCTGGGCGGAACAGTTAAATAGTCTCCACTACCATCAAAATACATACTGCCACCATATACGCTTGGAGAGTAACTGACTCCTGTAGTCGATGTGGGTGTAAATGGTGCAACTGTGGTCGGTCTAGAATTACCATTAACGGTGATGGTAAAGTTGTTAGTTGAATTGTCAACAAATGTTGCACTCTGACAGGTTAGTAAGCTGGTGTTGGCTATCGCAGTTAGTGGTGATGTTGGTACTGTTATAGACGACTGAGCGGGATCATAAACAGCAGTGCCTTTAACGAACCTCACATTTGATATATAACCTATTGTACCTAGGGTAACATCTTCGTTGTTTCCTATACGAAGTTCGCCTTGGGCAAAACTTGTTGAATTGGTTACGGTGCCTCCGTTTGAGCGAGAACCATTAATCCATAATGATAATGTAGTTCCACTTCTTGCTGCTGCAATATGCACCCATTGATTTAGTGGCATATCAATAGAAGAAGTCAGTAGATTAGCAATACCATAACTTCTAATAACAACCTTGTTAGATGTTACATATACAATCAATCCGTTGGTTGCGTTTACTAGATAGAATACTTGACTACTAGCGGTTGTTGGTGTATTTACCCAAAACTCAACTGTGAAATCTCCGGGTGCTGCAAATGCTGTATTGCTAGCAAGACTCAAATAATCCCCAGTACCATCAAAATAACCACTGTAAAAAGTGTTTAAGGTTTGCAGACCAAAAGGACTAAATCTTTGTACATTAACATCACCGTTCCTTGTGATAGTAAAATTATTTGGACTATCATCAATAAATCTATTTTCATTACATGTTAACAAACTTGTATTTGCAACAGCAGTTAGTGGTGAAGTGGATGGTGTAAAGTTTGCGGTATAAAGTGCGGTACCTTTCACCACTCTAAGATTTGAAATATATCCGGTAACATCATATGTGGTTAAGTTAGACCATCCACCTATTATAGGGCTAGAAGAAACCGACCAATTTTCTGCGTCTGTACCAGTTGTTACAAGTGTTCCGTTGATGAAAAGATAAGTGCTATTTGATGATGTGCTGGTTCTAGATGCCGCAATATGATACCAGGTATTTAAATTTATTAAACCAGTGTTTGTTTGTAATATATTACCAGTTCCATATTTTGAAACACTTAGTCTTCCGGTGGGATATACAGATAAAGAAAATCCTCCACTAGCACTGGCAGATCCAAATACATTTGATTCATTTCCATCCCATGCGGTGAAATATACCCAGGCTTCAACTGTATATGATCCTGTACCAAACGCAAATGCAGAATTGCTTGGCATACTTAAATAATCTCCAGTGCCATCAAAATAATTACTCCATAATGGACCATATGGGCTAAATGTGCCTTGTGTGGTATTACCGTTTCTTGTAATTAAGAAGTTGTTGGTGCTGGAATCTAATAATATATTGTTATTATCGGGTTGATTGGTTTGTAGTGTTAGTAAGCTGGTGTTGGCAACAGCAGTTAATGGTGTGGTGGGTGGGGTAAACGCTGAGGTGTATACTGCGGTTCCATTAACTATTCTTAAGTTAGATATATAACCTGTTGTATATGCTGGAGTAGCAAAATTATGTCCTCCAATGAATACTGTTTGTGATGGGCTTAAAGTAGAAGAAAGTGTTGCGCTGTATCCTTGTACACCGTTGACAAACATCTTTAATGTTCCCGATGTTCTCACAAATGCTACATGGTTCCATTGACCATTAGTAATGGCTACTGAGGATGTATACGATGTGCCATCATAAAAGTAAGGGAAGTTGCTTCCGTCTATATAGGCCGCATACGCGGCTGCAACAGACGAACCTCGAGCGTCAACAATTGGGCCATTTGCAGCCGAAGATTTGTAAATCCAACACTCAATTGTAAAATCACCTGTTCCAAATTGAAATCCTGCGTTTGCCGGAACTGTCAGGTAATCACCAGTACCATCAAAATATCCGCTACCATAAGCACTGTAATTAGTGTCAGGTACAAATGGATCAAACGCATCAATTCTCGTGTCGCCGTTGCGAGTAACAGTAAAGTTATTTGTGCTGTTATCTATGAATCGGTTACTTTGAGCCAACAACAACTCAACTTGAGATTCGGTTGCACCTTGCGAGGTAGTAGTCAATGGAACAGTAGACGGTGTAAACACCACTGTGTCTACTGTTGTTGCACTAGTAAGATATGATGTGGGTACTGAGCCATTAACAAACCTAAAGTTTGAAATGTAACCGTTAAACGGCTCGCCGTTTCTGTAACCAGTGAATCCTTGCATACCCAGTCGTAAAGGTGATGCCGAAGACGTAATTGAATAAGTAGTCCTGCTATCATATGCTTTTAACACACCATTGATAAACAATCTGGTAATACTGTTGCCGCCGCTGGCCACTCTGGTAACCAAAACATGCTGCCATTGATTAAATGTGATGCCACCAGTTGTACTGATAGATACTGTGCCCCCCGGAACTGCACCATCAGTATCGTATTGAAAAAGAAAATTGTTCGAAGTTAATGCTAGTTGCCAGATTCCTTCATCGCCATTCAGACCCCATTGACTGGCAATAACTGCTGATGTATTAGTAATGCTTACTGGGTATATCCAAGCTTCAAAAGAAAAATCGTTTGTTCCTAAAGTGAACGCTGCATTAGTGGCCACGGATGTATTGTCACCGCTACCATCAAAAAAGTTACTGTAATAACCTGGTGTATATGGATTAAAGCCGTTCGGTCTAACATCACCATTTGGTGTTATTGCAAAACTATTATTACTGGCATCACTGTCGTATGGCAAAGTTGCAGTGTTTGCACTAATCAAAGTAGTTACATAAGTAAAGTTTAAATCACTAAAAGTTATCGTTATGCTAAATGTTCTTGGGCTATCTTGCAACTCTACGTCTATGGCATTTATAGTAAAATTATAAGTTGTTTGATCTGCTCCTGATCCAGTTACAGTTCCACTCAACAAACCACCACTTGAAAGTGTTATACCAGTAGGTAAAGTGCTGCCTGCGGCCAATGAATATACAACTGCACTATCACTTGTTGCACTCAATTGAATGGATACTAACGGATCACTAGTTGGAAGTGTGCTTGATGTTACCCAATTAGGTGTGCCACTAAATGTAATACCATTAACTCGTATTGCTACACCACCGTCACCGTTTACCAAATAAACAACATATGTTCCGGCCGAGGTTGCAGGAACTTGTGCCCTAACTTCAGTTGCACTTACAAAAGTTACTGATGTTACTGGAGTATTATTAATTAATACTTGACAACCAGATGCAAAGCCTGTGCCTGTAATTTTAATGTAACCACCAGATGTACTTACAGATGTATCATCCAATACATTGTATGAACTATTGGTTACCTGTATATTTGTTATTTTAGGTCCGCCACCAGAAGAGATATCATTACCAGCAACAATAGCAGTGTTTGCTATAATACCATTGAATGTATAAGTTCCAGTGCTATCTAAACCTTGCGGTTGAATTCTAGTTAGTGGCATGTTTTAAATGTCTTTTAAATAAAGTATTTATTCAAAATCTAGGATCACCTCTTGCCAAGAAACAGTTTCTTCGTTCCATGTGTAGGCCTTTTCATCGTCTGGAAAAGCAACTGGTGCTTCCCATCTGCATGTATCTTCATTCAAAATCCAAGATGCATATGGTTTTGGTGGAATGAAAGCATCTCTTTCAGCATCATACGTGTAACCTGCACCTGCATAATTCTTTCTGATATTTCCGTTATAACTAGTTTGCTTCCAATTGCCACCCAAAAGTGATTGGCAAAAAGCAATACCTTTTTCTTCTTGCTCGACATTGTTTTCATCCAATAATTCTTGGTTGTTTACTACGATTACTTGTGTGACAATATTATTTTCCAATTGTGCAAAATGTGCCATTTTTTAACCTCTTAAAATGTAATTGAGCCAGAACCAGTAAAACTATATATTCTATATCCACCCGACACAGAAATTGTGGGGCTACCGGTTGTGCTCTTAGCTGCTGGCAATGTATCAGAATATCTTATAATTACGATGCCGGATCCACCGCTACCCGATAAAGATGCATCGCCGTCCGATCCACGACCAGCATTGCCTGTATTGGAAGCTCCTGAAGTATTACCTGCTCCTCCTGTGTTACCACCATCGCCGCCGACTGCATATGTTACTGAAGATCCAGATATACTATTTGTTAAACCTGTACCTCCAATGCGGCCGCTAGCCGCAGAACCCGCACCTCCTCCTCCACCGCCGGTACAGGGTGTTACAAAAATTGTGCCTGTTCCTATAGAACCGTTATTTCCTTGGCCAGCGGTGCCTGAACCAGCGGTTTGATTTGCAGCAGTAACACCACCTCCACTTCCGCCGTTTCCTGCGGGTCCAAATATTGCACCAAATCCACCACCAATTGCCGATACTGTGTTAAATGATGAGTTTTGCCCAGAAGTTCCGTTAGTGTTGAACGCCGCACCGGCGCCGCCAGCACCAACAATAATTGCGTAAGATTGATCGAAATTAAAAAAATCCATACCAGTTAATAAACCACCGGCTCCGCCGCCACCGCCTCCTACATTAACTCCACGGCCGCCGCCGCCACCGGCACCAGCAACAATTAAATATTCAACTGAAATGGGTGACGGAGAATAACCAAATGTTAATCCACCACCAACATTAATTCCTCGGCCTATATTAATTCCCATTTTATTTTTCTTTGATTTATATTAACTGTTTATCAATACAAATAGACTTGTTGCTGCGGTGTTTTCTGTTGTAGAACCTGATCCCATTCCTGCGCCAAATTTTAATGGCATAATTGTTTACTCATACAAAATATTAACTGAGCCAGCATCAAAGGTGTCGGTGCCGTTGGACCATGTTAGTCTTACTCTATCTAAAGTACCACTTAGTGTTACTGCACCAGAAGTCATATAAACAGCATCAGTTGCAGCATCTCGGCACACTGTTCCTGATATTACCCAAATGTTACTTCCTACTGTAGTAAGCATGATACTACCATATGACAAGTCGGTAGCAGCTAGGCCGCCCATTAAACCAAAAAATGTTGTATTTGATGCTAAACTACTAGTTGTTCCGCCTGTTCCTATTCCCTCATAAACGCTAAAATATCCAGTAGATATGACTCCACTAGAAGTTCCAACTCGGCACACAAGTGCGCCAGTACCACTTCCACTTACACCATTAAACATGACAGTAATTCTTTTCACCCAATCTGGAATATCAGTGAAATCTATACTAGTACCACTGGTCGTAGCTTGTGCTGTTCCTGAAGTTAATGATCCAACTTGTACTCCTGTTGCGGCACCGGGTAAAGTTAATCCTAAAGTTCCGTCTAATGTTATTGCCATAATTGTTTACTCATACAAAATATTAACTGAGCCAGCGTCGAAAGTATCTGTACCGTTTACTGTGGTTAGTCTAACTCTATCTAAAGTTCCACTTAGAGATTTTGCTCCACCAGTAGAATATATGTAACCAGCAGCACCTCCAGTTCCACCTAAGTTACCCATAGCAGTCCAAGTGTTTGTTGAACCAGAGAGCAAAGTAAGAACAACAGTTCCGTGCAATACATGCGTGGCTCCTCCTATTGGTAATCCAAATCCAGCCGTGTAGTTTGTACCACTAGTTGTAGCTCCAAGAAAAGTTCCAACTCCCAAATATCCAGTATTTTCAACTCCACCTGAATCTCCGAGCTGTATTAACCAATTACTAGTACCGCTAGTGCTAACGCCGCTATACATAATTGTAATTCTTTTTACCCAACTTGGAATATCAGTGAAATCTATACTAGTGCCACTGGTCGTAGCTTGTGCTGTTCCTAATACTAAGGGATATGTTGTACCTGTAGAACTAGTAATTGTACCCGTAGTAGTAAAATTACCAGTAACTGATAAATTACCTGAACTCTCTATTGTGTCTAGCGCTAATGTTCCGTATGGCATGTTTAATCCCTATTAAGCCCAAGTTCCTATATTGGTGTTGCTGCCGGCGGCACCAATTGGATAAATTAAAAAGTAACTTCCGATTTGTGTTGTGTATGCTCCTCCTGGTGCCGCTGATAGTGTGTATTGAGGAATAAAGGTTCCGCCTGCATTTATTGATACCGTTCCTCGCATATTTAGAACACGATATGCTCCTGCCGAGACTGATCCACCGCTGATAGTGGTGTTTGTTGCCGAACTTATCCATTGATTTAGAACTGTTCCACTATATGGAACAGTTGTAAATGCGGTTGCATCGAATTGATTGTGTAAATGATATCCAATATTGTTTATGGTTGCTGTTCCACCAAATCCTAAACCTGTTGTATGCGAAGTTGTGCCAGCGGTTTTACTTATGGCAAAAACACTTTCGAATGCATATACGGTATTCGAACTTAATGTTACTCCCACTCCAAACAAACTTTGTACAGTATTGACATTAGATCCTACATATGCACTATTTAACCTATAATATTGCATGTTTGGTATCAAACCACGCTGAGTGTCCAATGGTGTAAAATATAATTCTCCTCCGTCATATTCAAATTCTCCAGTAACGGCTGAACCTAATGTCATTGAAGACATTAATATGCCGTTGGCTGCGGTTAACAATCCTCCGGAACCAACAGTTAATCCTGTTACACCATTGCTCTGTAATTGTAGAATGCCACTGGCATCTGCTGATTGCAAAAGACCTGTTGATGATATCGATGCGTTAATAATGCTTGGCATAGTTTTTCATTCTTCAGTAGAATTGTTTTCATCATTAATAGGTACGGTATCAGAAACGAATTCAGTTTCGCTACCAGAATCTGTGTACGGATATCTAGATTTTATTTCTGCAATTTTACTTAACCACTCTGAAAAATCACATTCACCTCTCTGTGACATAAAGAATAAATGATCAGATTCTTGTATGTATGCTTGTTTGCGCGAATATGAAATTTGATCGCGTTCCACTGACCTTCTTGTTTCACTCAATAAGGGAAATACCTGTTGAAGTTCTTCTTCCGTAGGAATATGATCAAAATAAACTTCACCTTCTAGTGCGTTGTTTGAGTTCGTATCATCTCTAAAATAGACTCCGTTATAATAATATATTCTCATAATTGTGATTCCTCTTAGACGCACTTTCCAAACATTAAAGTATAACCCATTTTTGTCCAGCAGCTATGTTTATAACTACATTGTTTGCTATGGTTAATGGACCAACACTTATTCCACTATAACCAGCACCTATTGTTACATTACTATCTATAACAGTTTTATTTTGAGTAACGAATGTACTTGATCCATTTGAAACTCCGCGTGAAAGCTCGCGTATACCAATACTTATTGTGGAACTTGGTGCTGTTGTGAAAATAACATTTGAACCACTGACATAGTAGTCAACACCAGGTTGTTGTATAATACCGTTTTCGGTAACAATTATGCTGTTACTTGTTACGCCACCTGTTACAGCAAAAGTAGTGGTTGTATTATCGCCAGTATATGAACGATTAAAATATTCTGAAACACTTCCACCACCAAAAACAGTTATCTCAATAGTTGTGTTTACTGGAACAACTTCCGATAATACAAGCGTGTTTCCACTTAATGAATAAGTATTTTTTAATTGAACAACACCATTAATATTTACTATTGTATAATCTTTATTTTGTGGTATTGTGCTTAAACCAAAGGTTGTTGTATTACCATTCGCGGTGAACAAATTGGTATAAACTAATAAATCTGAACCTCCACCACCAACATTGGCTTTATTGAAAGCTGCATTAGCTTGTATGAAGGCTGCATTAGCAGTTTGTCTAGCTACGTTATCTGTTCCTGGACCGCCGCCACCGCCAGTATTGGCCACTGCAAAAGCGGCGTTAGCTTGTATGAAGGCTGCATTAGCTGTGTTTCTAGCAAATTGGTCTGTGCCGGCTCCACCAGCATTAGCTGCAGCAAATGCAGCATTGGCTTGTATGTAAGCATTCGTAATATAGGTAAATACATTATATCCAGAAACATAAATGTTGCTTGATATTACATTATTCGAAATAATTTCATTGCGGAATGTGGCTGATCCATCAACATTTAAATTCTGTAAAATATTAATGTCACCATTTATAAATGTGTTTCCGGTGAATTCAATTGTCGCCATCGGAAGTCTGTACTGATAGACGGTATCATTGCTTGAACCAAGCATGTAAAATCTACTTCCGTCCACTTCAATGAACATACCTATTGGTGCATCATCTTGTGCAGCAACACTGAATGTTGTTGAGAATACGGCGGTACTAACATTCCACGAAGTTGATAGATTGTATATGTTAACATCATCACCGATGTTGCCCATAACAAACATTCGGGAACCATCGTTAGCAAAAGACAAATCTTGTGGTACTGTTTCTTCAGAGGCAACACTAAAAGATTGCAGGAATGTGGCTGTTGAAACATCCCAAGCTGTTGATAAAGTATACTGATGAACAGAGTCTGTTGAAGATCCTGTCACATACATTGACAAACCATTAGGTCTAAAGAATATACCTGTTGGATTATTATCTTGACTAGAAACGGAGAACGATTTACTTTCGTAAGAAGCTGTCGATAAATCCCAAGGTGTTGTTAGTGCATATTGGTAAACTGTATCGTTGGTTTGGCCAACAACATAGAATTTAAGACCATCTGGACGGAAAAATAAACCTGTTGGGAAATTTTCTTGTGAAGCAACAGAAAATACTCTGACAAATGTTGCTGAAGAAACCAACCATGGAGTAGTTAAGTCGTATTCGTTTACATCATCGCCTGTCGTACCCATCACAAACATTTTCTTACCATCAGCACTAATAGACATGGCTGAAGGTGCATCTTCTTGTGTTGCGACAGAGAATGATACGTTACTATAAATGGCGTTAGCCATATCAACGTTGCTTATAACGGTATTTCCAGTAACTCTACCACCAGTATTTGCATTCAATGAATTGTTTGCTCTGTTGAATGCACTTTGAATGTATGGCACCACATTGATACCAGAAACAATAGATGCCGTTGTTACATTAATGACGCTTCCGAAAATGTTATTTGCGCCACTAATATCACCATTTGCACCAGATGTTGAGAATCCATTGGCTGTTATGGTGACAATTGTGTTTCCACTAACGTTGGCTATTATATTTCCATTTACACCTGAGAAGAAAACATTACTGGTGCCACTTCTAATGTATTGTGCATCTGGTGTATTGGCTCTTAAAAATGCTGCATTTGCCTGTATGAAAGCACCATTGGCGTAAAGTGCGGCAGAATTTGCTGTTGATCTGGCCGAAGAATCGACACCATTTACAGTTTGACCAACCCAATGACCAGTAGAATTGACAACAGGTATATTTGTGCCAACAGCAAGGAATTGCCCAGCCCAAACATTACCAGAAGCTCTAAATGTATTATTCGCAGCATACATTAAGAAGTCATTGCTCGAATAATGGAATGTGTCGGCACCTGTAATTGTTGTGTCGGTAACAATTGGGAAATAAGTTCCTGTTGTTACGTTTGTGATTCTAGCATTTATAGCAACGTTCGCAGTTGCAGCATTACTTGCAATAAGACCACTTGCACTTATTAATTTTGTGCCGTCATTGAAAGTAACTGAGTTTGCAAAGAATGTATTTGTTGCTGTTGCATTAATGACATACAAAGTATTGTTTGCTAAACTAAACTCAGCGTTAGAGTTAGAAAGAAAACCAGTACTGTTTGCAACAACTAAAGTGTTGGCTCTAAATCCACCCAATGATGAAGAATTTGCTTTATCAAAAGCGGCATTAGCCTGTATAAAAGCAGCGTTAGCATATAAAGAAGCGCCAGCCGCATTATTAGTTGCGGTATTTGCTTGTGTATATGCTGAGTTTGCATATGTGCCGGTGGTATTTTGTGAACCATAGGCAGCATTGGCTTGTAGGAATGCCGCATTAG